ACGCAATGAGAGAAAGCGACCCAAGAATGCCTAAATTCACGGATCGTAACTCGAAAGTAACTTTTGGCAGCGGTAGATAAAATGCCGCTATCGTCCTTATTTGGAGGAAATTATGGCTGTAGGAATCCAAGGATTCAATCCAGTTAACTTGATCGGTGGTCAAGTTTACGCTGGCGCGGTACGTCAATTACCTATTGCTTCTGCTTATGCGGAAAACATTGGCTTTGGCGATTTAGTGGGTATTTCTGGTGGTTATATTGTTCGCGTAAACGCTTCTGGCTCTAACGTAACACAAAGCACTTTTCCAACCGTTAAACCTGTAGGTATCTTCTTAGGCTGTAGCTTTACAGACCCTAACTTAAAATACTTCGTTAACAAACAATTCTGGCCAACAGGTACTGTAGCATCTGATGCTATGGCACTTGTCTGCGAAGACCCAGAAGCGGTGTTAAAAATTACCTTAACTAACGCAGGTACAGCCTATACTTCTGGTGCTGCTACTGTTGCCGCAGTGGGTAAAAACATTGGTTACTACCAACCATCAGTACCAATGAGCACCTCAACTGGAAACAGTTTGGTATCAGCTAACTTTGCTGTTGCAGCAACTACAGCGACGCTACCATTCCGTATTGTTGATTTAGTAAAAGACACAGCGCTTCCTGATGGTACATTTGTAGAAGCATTAGTCACCTACCAGTTAGGTGTTCATTTCTATCGTCAAACTACAGGAGCTTAATCAATGGCTGCTATTTCTAGATCCCAACAGATAAAAGAACTCATTCCTGGGCTGAACGCCTTATTTGGTAATGAGTACGCGCGTTATGGTGAAGAGCACAAAGAAATCTTTGAGATTGAAAGTTCTGATCGTTCATTCGAAGAAGAATTAAAACTCGCTGGTTTTGGCGCTGCGCCAACCAAAAACGAAGGCCAAGCAATGTCTTACGACACTGCGCAAGAAGCATGGTCAACACGCTATACCCACGAAACTATTGCTTATGGTTTTGCTATCACTGAAGAAGCGATGGAAGATAACTTGTATGACTCATTGTCAGCTCGTTATACCAAAGACTTAGCTCGTGGTATGGCATACACAAAACAAGTTAAAGCGGCTAATATCTTAAACAACGGCTTTAACCAAAACTACTTAGGTGGTGATGGTGTATCATTGTTTGGTACTAACGGCTCAGGCACTGTAACTAACCATCCGTTAATCAACGGCTCAACTGTTAGTAACCGTCCTGCTACAGCAGCAGATTTAAACGAAACTTCACTTGAAGCGGCTGTTATTCAAATCGCTGGCTGGACTGACGAACGTGGTCTTTTGATTGCAGCTAAACCTAAAAAATTAGTTATCCCTCCTTCACTTCAATTCGTTGCAACTCGTTTGCTTGAAACTGAATTACGGGTTGGTACAACTGATAATGACGTTAACGCACTCAAAAACAACGGCGCGATTCCAGAAGGCTATACACTCAATCACTGGTTAACCGACAATAACGGTTGGTTCTTGTTGACTGACGTGCCAAATGGCTTGAAACATTTCATTAGAACTCCGTTATCTACTTCTACCGACGGTGACTTCGACACTGGGAACTTACGTTTCCGTGCTCGTGAGCGTTACTCTTTTGGGTTCTCAGATCCATTAGGTGTGTACGGTTCACCAGGTACAAGCTAAGTAAAATCAAGCACTTACGTGTTTATGGAAGCCCCCTTTACGGGGGTTTCTTTTTGTGATATGATTTCCCGTGTCAAATCACATATCGGAGAAAAGCATGGAATATCCAGCTACAAGAGAAGAAGCAAAACGTACAGGCGCTAAATTTTATTTCACAGGTAAACCTTGTACACGCGGGCACGTAGCTCCGCGCAAAACAAAAGGATGTTGTACTGAGTGCATGAGAGAGGATTGGGTTACTGATAATGAGCGCCGTAAAGCGTTACCCAAATCAGAGGCGTCAAAAGCCGCAGGTAAACGGTACTATGAAAAAAACAAAGATTTAGTCAAAGCTAAAGCTGCTGCTAGACCCAGCGAAGAAAAAAGAAAACATAGAAACAACCACAAGCGAGAAAATCCAGAAGTGTATAGAGCATTAGGTAACGCTCGTAGACGCAGACACCGTGAAGCTACTCCTACATGGTTAACAAAAGAGCAGAGAGAAGATATAAAACAGCTCTATACAGAAGCACAAAAGATAACAAAATTAACAGGTGTTCGGTATGAAGTAGACCATATAATCCCGCTAATAAATGACATTGTATGTGGGCTGCATGTGCCTTGGAATCTGCAAGTAATTCCTAAAACAGACAACCTCAAAAAAGCAAATAAAATAGCTTGCGAACCAGTAGGTTAATTGGTACTATCACCCCCAAATCTAGGAACTTAATTATTTGCGCAGATTGACCTAGCAAGCTTTACACAAGACTGCGTATCTTACGTGTATTTGGAGATTAAAATGGGTTTAGCATCACACTTTGGTCCTTGGAGACTTGGAACCGTACCTAACACAACTGGCACAACTGCTGGTACTATCAACAATATGGGCGCCACTGAGGTCACTCAAACTATTACCCTACCTTTCGCGTCAATCAATAGTTCGCTTACTGGTACTGCGTTTGTGCTTCCAGCAGGGGCAATGATTACGTATTTTAAATACTACGTTACAGCCACATTTAGCGGTGCAACAACAGTCAAGTTAAGTATTGGTGCTACTGACGTTACAGCTGCTACTACTGTTACAGGTCCCGCTGCTCCAGCTACTATGACAGCTGCAACTGCCGCTGATGCTGTAACATCTTTGTTTAATAATGTCGGTACTACAGATGCGATTGTTACTTATACAGCTACTAAAGCAGCAACTTTAACTACGGGGTCTGTGACGCTTCAAGTTACGTATACTGTTCGCTTGTCTGACGGTACTTATAACCCAACATCGCAAACTGCGTAATTAGTCATGGGGAGGTACGCCTCCCCTTTTATTTAGGAGATTAATTATGGGTATGCAAACAGACGTCTTAGCCACGCACTTAACGGCTAGTGGAACTGTTTCAGCTAATCGCAACCGTCTAAAAGCTGTGTCTTATCGAGGTAATGGTCTTGACGGTAGTCTTATATTTAAAAACGGTGGGGCATCAGGAACAACTTTATTAGAGCTTGATGTCGGTACAAGTGACTCGTTTACCATCTATGTAATCTTACCTGGTGAGGGCATATTGTTTCAGAATAACATTTATGCCGCATTAACTAACGTATCAGCTATAACAGCGTTTTACGGGTAAGCCATGATGGACGACCAAATTAAACTTGCAGTTCATGAAAACGAGATTAAACACTTGCAAACTGATATGGACAAATTGGTTAGGGATATGGAAGAACTTAAAGTCTCTATTGCTGAGATAAGCAAGACTCTTTCGGAAGCTAAAGGCGGATGGCACGTTTTAATGGTTATGGGTGGTGTAGGTGCAGCTTTTGGTGGTTTAGTTGGCTGGGCGTTTGAACATTTTTCAGGTAAATAAAATGGCAAAGAAAGCTCCAGTACTAGCAGTAGGTAGAGGGGAGAAGCTCCCCGTCTCTAAAGGTGCAGGTCTTACAGCCAAAGGTCGTGCAAAATATAATGCGGCTACTGGTTCTAACTTAAAAGCACCCGCACCTAACCCTAAAACCAAAAAAGATGCAGGGAGACGTAAATCTTTTTGTGCGCGTATGGCAGGGGTTCCAGGACCTATGAAAGATGAAAATGGTAAGCCAACTCGTAAGGCGGCGTCTTTAAAACGGTGGAACTGCGGTGCCTAGTGTATCTCGTGCGCAACATAATTTAATGGCGATGGTTGCAAATAATCCAAAAGCAGCTAAACGCGTAGGTATTTCAAAATCAACAGGTGAAGAATTTATGAAAGCAGATAAAGGTAAAAAGTTTGGTAAAGGTGGTTTAGACTCAATCTTCAAAGGTAAAGAATCATACAGCGAAGAATTGAAAGAAGGTAAAGCCATTAAGTCAGGTAAGATTTCTCCACAGCAATATGCTAAAGGTGAGAAGATGGAAAAAACTAAAATGAATAAAGGTGACAAAGCACCGCCTAAAGCAATGGATATGGGTTCAATGGGTATGAAAAAAGGCGGGATGGCTAAGTGTATGGCTAAAGGCGGCGCGGTTAAAGCTGATGGTAAAGCCATTCGCGGTAAAACCAAAGGACGGTTTGTGTAATGCAAACCAAAGACTACCCAGCTAAAGGCTTCCCAGCGTACCCTAACGCTAAG